GTTTCCCAGTCACGATCCATGTGGTCGGTATCTTTGTTGCTTCCGTTGCTTTTTTAGCTTTGTCTATCTCTGGGTTTGCAGAATCCTTAACAGGTTGATTCTGAATGTTCCAAACATTATAGGCATACTCTATAAAGGTGATGCCTCTCTCATCGCCAAAAGCAGCAATCTTTGCTAACTGATCTTGACCTAACTCTGGATGTGCTTCGATAAAATCATTCATCATCGCATCCATAGCACTATTATACTCTGTCTCAGCTTTCTTTGCTTCTTCAGCTTGGAAACGCTGTTCTATCATATCCTGTGCTTTTTTTGCAGCCATAAACTCAATGTACTCTTTTTGCTTTGCAGGGTCGTATTCATCAAACTCAGGTTCTAATTCAGGCTCTTGTTGAGGCTGTATAGATGTCTGTAGCTCTTCTACCATCTTGCGCAAATCACCAAGTTCATTGGTTTGTCTGCCGTTTAGGCTTTGTAAGTTAGAATAAGACTTATCCCTTTCTTCAGCGAACTTTAAAAGCTCTTCAACGGAATCAAATTGATTGTCGCCTACTTGTAGCTTTTGTTCCTCTGACTCAGGGGTCTCGGTTGATTCTGCTTCAACCTCAGTCTCGTCATTGGTCGGGGATTCTTCTACTTCAGAGTCGCTATACTCTTCACCAGTTAGTTCCTTTTCCTCATCAATATATTGAAACTTAGATTCATTCATTATTGCATTACTCCTTCTCCACTCATTTGTGGGGGTTTTTGTTGTTGTTGCTGTGACTGGACTTGAGCTTGGCGTTCCTGCTCAAATTTCTCCAGTATCTCATCGGATGCTTCCATGTCGGATAGTTCAACAAACAATGGGAATAAACTAGCGTACCCATTGCGTACTAATTCCCCGACTTGGTTAGCCATTAACGCTCTCATTGTTGGAGTATTTTGACCTTGATCTAAGACCACATCAAACTCCATCGTTGAGAAGTTGTCCAAAAATTTGCCAATAATTTGATTTACCTCTGCCTGTTCTTCAGGCTCAACTTTATCAAACTCAGCTCCAATAATTCTTTGTATCTTATCAACAGAATAATACTGTTGCATATTAGACACTGCCATCTCTAGTGTATTCTTCTTACAAGTGTCTAAGTTCTCCATTTGTTCCATTAATGTATTCATCCCTTGACGAATACGAGTCTGTACAGCGAGTCCTGACTCCGTAGAAGAGGTTGCCCTACCCATCATCGGGTCTGTAGCACCACTGATCTCTTTTGCATCGAAATCACTACGCTGTTCAAATGAAGCTATCGTTGGTACAAGTGCTGTATGCTGATTAGACCACTGACTCATAAAATCAGATATTCTTCCTTTGTAACCAGGAATCCCGATCCATTCTCCGTTAGCAGAAGCTCTGTTCATTTGTTCAGCAGTTACCTTGTTCCCTGTAAAGATGCCACCACCCTTTGGAGAACGATTAATAATATCTAAGGCTTGTGACCTACGCTTATTCTTTTCTCTTTGAGGATCTTTTAAATTCTCTACCAATCCAAAAGTATCTACCGTATCACCATAATCTTCAAAAGTATAGAAGAATGGTATTAACGGAAACTGATTATGTTTGTAAGGATTTGGTGTTTTTTCCTGTAAGACTCTAGCACCTGCAAATACAGTTACATAGGTCTTAGGAACGCTTTTAGCTACCACATTCAACTCTACAGGAGCAACTTCCATCTCAGGTCTTTCCATTATCTGCCTAATAGCTTCATTCGCTTTACGCTTGGTCTTGAACCCTTCCTGTGAAAATCTTCCTGTTTTTGGATTCACTAAATAAAATTCTTTCTCATACTCTCTTTCCCACAACTCAATGATGCGTATCTTCTTGCGATGTGCATCCATATTGTAAGCTTCCATGCTTTTAAAACCGTAATTAGGGTCTACATTCTTATATTTACTACCTAATTCGATGTTCGTAAGCGATTCCTCACCTAATAAAGCCTCTTGTATATCTTCAGCTCTTTTGACATCTCTAAGCGCATCTGGGAACATATCCTTTGCTTTAGAGATAGATAATAGTTTAGTACGAGCTAATCTTCCCCACTGTGAACAATCAGGAGTTGTCGCCTCAGGATCCATCAGTACATTGGCCCAAGACTCTCTTTTGATATGTATCTTACTATCAAAATACTCACCTGGTTCTACAGAAATGTCTACCCATCCTCTACCTGTAATCACACCGTCCTTAAATACACGACTGAAAACATTGTGTAAAGACTGACTTTTATCTAGGTGATATAATAAAGAAGTAATTAACTTAGCTTCATTATCATCATTCATTTCTACGGGTCTGGCACGGTACGATGTTCTGCCCTGCCGTTCAATTCCTGTCACTAGATTGACCTTCGGAAGAATAATATTAAGCTGAAGAGGAGGACGACCTTCAGATCTTAACTTGGAAATGTCGGCATTATCCCATTGTCCAGTTCCGTACCCACCCGTGTAAAAATACATAGATTCTCTTGCAGACTTCATAAATGTCTTATTACTACTCTGCATTGCTTGAAAAACTTCGTGTAAATATGCTAAATCGCTCATGTACCCATCCAACTTGTTGCTTGTCTAAAGAAACTAGGGGTTCTGTACGAATCCCTGCGTTTTGGTTTATTCGCACCTTCAACAGCATGAACTAGATACCTGACACAGTCCATAGCATGGTCATTTTTCTTCACAGGCTCTTCTGGTGCGCTTTTTTCACTATGCCCGTGTTTTAATTCTTTCCATTTGTAATCCATCATCTCATCCAATAAGAATCCCATATTTCTGACATCAAAGAACTTTAATTGACAATGTCCGTTCTTATCTGTCGTTAAGTAGCGTGCTACCCTATCGAATCCTGCTCTTTTGTCGTTATTGGCTCTCTCCCACTGTATGCCATATTCTTCCCACTCATCAGCGATAGAATAACCGTCCCTCTCCGTCCTGTTGATAGATGGATCTGCAATAAACTCATAGTCCATACCCGTTTCCAATCTATCTTCAACCATCGGCACTATCTCATCTATACGCATCTCATCGCCATAAATTATATCATAGACAAAGATATTCTTCTCGTCATCTACGGCTGCAAAGAGTATGCAGGTCGGATTTTTATAACCATAGTCGTAAACCACATATCTATTCCACCACTTGGGCATTTCAAAGGGTTTTATCACATGAACCTTTTCGTCAAACATCGGATAAACCAAACCTGCAAAATCGTCCCAACTGCAATATACATAGCGATTAACCCACATTGGAGGCATGGAGAGTAAATGTTTAATGTAGTCTGCAGGGAGGTGTGGGTTATCGCTATAAACCTTGACTTCTTCGTCTGTCTCAGGTGGAGGTACATCTGGTGTCCAAGTACGAGTTTCTATCAGTCTATAGTCACCTTTTGTCTCATTTTGCTTTTTCTTATGCTGTTTGAACTTCTTCCATACCCAATCATGTCCTGCAGGATTGCAAGTATGAAAACTACAACGCATGACACCTTTCTTTCTCAACTGACCTGCTGCAGCAATAAAGGTCTGCTCAGAAACCTCTTCTAACTGGTCAAAAGCATACCACCCTAGATTCATCGATTTAATACGCTGTATTGAGTCCCTAGAGTCATCTAAGGCCATATATACTATTCTTGAACCATTCTTGAAGATAATCTCTCTATCTTGAGACCTGTGCTTGGAAACAAACCCACCTGCTAAGTCCAGGAGTTGAATCAATGTCGATTTTTTGAACGCATCTAATACTTTTCGTCCCATTAGTCCTAAGTTATTCTCATACGCTGCACTCTGTTGGATCGCTTCCATGCACATAGCCTCAGTCTTTCCTGTACCTAAACTGCCTGCAAGCAAATGATGCTTGCTCCAACCTGTATATAAATGATATTCCTGCTGATGTGGCAGAGGATCAGTTGGTGTCCCATCTGGAAACTTATATGTAATTAATATATCGTTACTCATGCCTGATTCTTATATAACTCTTTCCAATCTATTGGTAAGCTACCGTCCGATTCCAAATCAAAAATCTTTATCGCTGTGTCCAC